AAAAATACAAAGTATTATACTGGGGTTGTTTATGAATGGAATCTACCAACGGGGCATACCTGCCCGTTTGCTTTGGAGTGCTTGGTTAAAGTAGATAAAGAAACAGGTAAGTTTGAAAACAAATCAAATGCTTACAGATGTTATGCAGCATCACCTGAGCGTTTTCCTGCAGTTAGAAACCATCGTTGGACTAATTATGAATACGTTTTAGCAGGCAATAAGCCAGAACTTCCAAAAGGGTGTAATGCAGTTAGGATTCACGCAGCAGGAGATTTTTTTAATCAGGCTTATTTTGATATGTGGATTCAAATAGCAAAGGAAAACCCTGATGTAGAATTTTGGGCATATACAAAATCTCTCAAATATTGGGTAAATAGAATAAACAAAATACCTTCAAATTTGATATTAACTGCATCTGCAGGAGGTAGAAATGATGAGCTAATTAATCAGTATAAACTTAAACACGTTAATGTAGTAAAAGACGAAACGTTAGCGCCTGCTGATTTAATAGATGTTAACGATGACTTAGCAAGAAAACCAAACTTAAATTTTTATTTAGTAGATAATTTTAAAAAATAAATATGGCAAGAAGAAAAGCAAAAGGTTTAGGTGATACAATTGAACAAATCACGGAAGCCACAGGAATCAAAAAGTTGGTAGAATTTGTAGCAGGTGAGGACTGCGGATGCGAGGAGCGTAAGAAGAAGCTCAACGAGTTATTCCCTTACCGAAACACGAACTGCCTAACGGAAGAAGAATACCAATGGCTAAAAGAAACCAACGTACTAACTCAAGACACGTTCAAACCAAGTGAGCAAACCAAACTCATCGCCATTTACAATCGAGTGTTCAATCTACGTCAAGAGCCTACATCTTGTGCATCTTGCTTTAGAGAACTGGTATTCAAAATGCAGAAGGTCTACGCTGAATACGACAAATGAGATATTATCTTTTAGACTACGGAAGAGACCTGATTGAATATGCTCACGTAATATCGGAGAGGATACGAAAAGACGGACACCATCTAATCGAATACTTCACCGATGCAGATGGACTGATGTGTTTAGAAGAGATAAGCGAAGACGAATTTTTAGACCACTTTAAAAAGGTGGAAGAACACTATAAAAACACGAAATGAAAGTAGATAGAGTAAAAATAAGCGAGGTTAAAACAAACCCAAAAAACCCGAGACTAATCAAAGACGATAAATTCAAGAAGTTAGTCAAATCAATTCAGGAGTTTCCGCAGATGTTAGAACTACGACCTATCGTTGTGGATGAGAACAATATTGTCTTAGGCGGAAATATGCGTTTAAAAGCCTGCAAAGAAGCTGGATTAAAGGAAGTATTTATTGTCAAGGCTGATAACTTAACCGAGCAACAGAAAGACGAATTTATCGTAAAAGACAACGTAGGCTTCGGAGAATGGGATTGGGATATGTTAGCTAATGAATGGGATACTGAAAAACTTGACCAGTGGGGTTTAGATTTGCCTGTTATGTTAGATGCTGATGAAGATTTAGAACTAAAGGATTTGAGTAACACGATTGATAATCTTTACCGCATTGAAATTGTTTGTAAAGATGAGGAGCACCAAGAAAATACTTATAATAAATTAATTGAACAAGGATACGAATGCCGACTTTTGACATTATAAAAGAAGTTAAGCCAACCAAAACATTTAGGGTTGCTTCAGTGATTGGTAAATTTGATTTACAATCCGAAAACGTAGTTGAACACTTCAAAGGAGACATTGCTATACCTGACCAGTGGCAAGTTGGTTTAATTGTAGGAAAAAGCGGGACTGGTAAAACTACAATAGCAAAACAATTATTTGAAGATGCTTACATAACTTCTTATGAATATACTGCTGAAACTGTTTTAGATGATATGCCAAAGGAGTGTAGCGTTGAAGAAATTACTGCAGCATTTAATTCAGTAGGATTTTCAAGTCCACCGAGTTGGTTGAAACCATATTCTGTTTTAAGTAATGGACAAAAGATGCGAGTTGATTTAGCTCGTGCTATATTAGAAAAAAACGAATTATTTGTATTTGATGAGTTCACAAGCGTAGTAGATAGAAACGTAGCTCAAATTGGTTCATTTGCTATGCAAAAAGCCATTAGAAAGACGGATAAAAAATTCATAGCAATTACTTGTCACTTTGACGTACAAGATTGGTTGCTGCCTGATTGGGTATTTAATACAGATACAATGACCTTTCAAAGTTTTGAAGGGCAAAAAAAAAATAGACCAGACATCAAATTTGAGATATTCAATTACGGAGATAAAAGCATCTGGAAAATGTTTGCTAAGCACCACTATTTAAGTCATTCACATAATAACGCTGCTAATGTATTTGTTGCTACGGTTAATGATGAAGTTGCAGGGTTCATAAGTATATTACATTTACCGCATCCAAAAGCAAAAACAATTAAAAAAGTTCATAGGTTGGTAATATTGCCAGATTATCAAGGAGCAGGTATTGGAATGAAATTATTAAATGAAATTGGTAAATTGTATAAAAAAGATAAATGGAGATATACAATAGTAACTTCTGCACCAAGTTTAATTAACGCTTTAAAGAAATCAAATCAATGGGCTTGTAAACATTTAGGCAGGTTAGTTGCTAAAACAGGAATATTGCACGGAAACAATGATTCTAATAATAATAGTAAACAAAGAATAACAGCATCATTTGAATTAAAGTAACAACGAATCAACAACGAACAATGTCAGGATATAAACAAATAGAACCACGATGGGAAAAAGGCGAAAGCGGAAACCCTAACGGCAGACCGAAAGGAAGTAAGAACCGAAGCACAATAGCTCGTCAATGGCTTGAGGTAAATCAAAACCTTAAAAACCCCTTGACTGGAGAAACTGAAACGATGTCTCAGGAAGACTTAATGACTTTAGCTTTGATTAAAAAAGCTCGTGAGGGAGATGTTGCAGCTTACAAGGCTTTGATGGATTCAGGTTACGGAGCACCAATTCAGCAGATAGAGCAAACAATTTTAGAACAACCATTATTCCCTGATGTTCAAGAGAACGACATCAATAAATAAAATACTCGCTTTAAAGAAACGAGTTAAAATCATTCAGGGTGGTACTTCGGCAGGTAAGACTTTCGGAATACTACCCGTTTTGATTGATAAGGCAATACGCTACCCAAACACGGAGATAAGCGTAGTAGCTGAAAGCATACCTCACTTGCGTAGAGGTGCTTTAAAAGACTTTCTCAAAGTAATGAAGTGGACTAACCGCTATATAGATGAGCAGTTCAATAAATCGTTACTTACCTACCAATTTAAAAACGGAAGTGTAATTGAGTTCTTTAGTGCAGACGATTCAAGTAAACTTCGTGGAGCAAGGAGAGATATCCTGTACATCAACGAGTGTAACAACGTAACCTTTGATGCTTATCTTGAGCTTTCCATCCGTACAAAGAAAGAGATTTACCTTGACTTTAACCCTGCGAATGAGTTTTGGGTTCATACCGAACTAAAAGACGAACCTGACGCAGATTTCATTATCCTTACCTACAAAGATAACGAGGCGTTAGATGAATCAATAGTCAAGCAAATAGAGAAGAACCGTGATAAGGCAGCTACGTCAAACTATTGGGCGAACTGGTGGCGTGTTTATGGTCTCGGTGAGGTGGGTATGCTTGAAGGAGTGATATTCGATAATTGGAAAGAGATAGACAAGTTACCTGACGATGCAAGATTGATAGGAATAGGACTTGACTTTGGATACACGAATGACCCTACCGCAGCGATTGAGGTATACAATTGGAACGGAAAGCGAATAGTAAACGAACTTGTTTACCGCACAGGGATGTTAAACTCCGACATCGCTAAAATACTTCCGTCTGCCGTTACTATATACGCTGATTCAAGTGAGCCGAAATCCATTGACGAGATTAGACGCTACGGAAAGACGATAAAAGGTGTTACAAAGGGCAAGGATTCGATTAAGTACGGAATTGACGTAATGCAACGTCAGCAGTATTTAGTCACCAAGCAAAGCACAAACCTAATCAAAGAACTTCGCTCCTATTGTTGGGACGTAGATAAACACGGAGTAAGGCTAAATAACCCTGCAGGAGGAAACGACCACGCTATAGATGCACTTCGATACCACGAGATGGAGAATCTCGGCTTAAATTCAAACTATGGACAATACGCAATCCGATGAGTTGCCTCGTATGAAGGCAATCGTAGAGGAATACATCTACAAACGAACTGGTAGAAAAGTGCATATTGTCTTTAATGATGTGTTTAGTATGCGTAAACATTCTCAAATGTTAGCACAAGCGTACTCTTATGTCCTTGCTCAAGAATACAAAAACGATTAATTGACTTATAACAATATGGAAATCCAAGTAAAAGTACCTACCTCATTAAATGAAATCCCACTTAAACACTATGTGGACTTTCTAAACGTGCAGAAAGGTTCTAACGATGAGGAATTTATTGCTCAAAAAATGATTGAGATTTTCTGTGGTATTCGTTTAGCTGACGTTGCTAAGATTAAACTTACTTCGCTCAATGAAATGGTGCTACATTTTACAAATCTATTCTCAGCAAAGCCTGAGTTTAAGCAGACGTTTAAGATTGGTGATATTGAGTTTGGAT